GAGGAGTTCCGAGCCAGTGACCGCAAATACAACTGGACTTTGGATGAATTAGCGAAGCTCCCAATCGAGTGGTATGGTGGGGCAGACCTTGCTAAATTACATGACCTGACCGCGGCGGCTCTGTATGGAACGTATGATGATGTTGATGTTGTAATAACTCACGCGTTTTTCCCAATTGTAGCAGCGCATACTAAAGCGGAAGAGGACAATATCCCACTCTTTGGCTGGCAGGATGACGGTTGGCTCACTATGACCAATTCTCCTGTTACCGACCACCAGACCGTTGTAAAGTGGTTCATGGGTATGCGCAAGAAGGGTTTTAACATCAAGCAAGTTGGTTTTGACCGCAAATTTGGGCGAGAGTTTTTCTTGGAGATGAAGAAGGCAAGGTTTCGGATAGAGGATACACCGCAGCTTTACCACCTTAAGTCTGAAGGTTTCCGGCACATTGAGAAAAAGGTTAAAGCAGGCAAGTTTTATTATTTGCATAGCGACGCTTATGAGTATTGCGTCCAGAACGTCCGAGCGATTGAGCAGGTTGACGATGCAGTGAAATATGAGAAAGTGTTGCCCACACAGAGGATAGACCTGTTTGATGCCTCTGTTTTTGCTTGCATGCAGATGTTAAAAAATCTAGCTAAATCTGGGACAGCTGTAAAATGGCTGAAAGGTGGTGAGTAAATGGGGTTAATAAACACAGCAAAACGATTGATAAGAGGAGCTAAATTACTTAGAGACCCTACGGCTAGATGGCTGGTGTTGCATGGCAACCTAGAGGACTTCGATGTTCCCGGGTACACTCGGCTGTCCGACAATCCCGAAGTACGAATGGCAGCTCACAAGATCGCTGATCTGATCAGCTCCATGACTATTCACCTCATGCAGAACACCGAAGATGGCGATATCCGGGTTAGGAATTCATTGTCCCGGAAAATTGACATAGACCCATACAGCCTAATGACACGTAAGGCTTGGATGTATAACATTGTTTACACCATGCTCTTGGATGGTCAGGGCAATAGCTTTGTGTATCCACGAATAAAAGACGACCTAATCGACGAGTTAATCCCTCTTAAACCATCACAAATTAGTTTTACCACCACGAACAATGGGTACAAAGTGCAGTATGGGGATATCGTTTTCAATCCTGATGAACTACTCCATTTTTTAATAAATCCGGACCCAGAGGAACCTTGGAGAGGTAGAGGGTATAGGGTTGTATTACGAGACGTTGTAAATAACCTAAAGCAAGCTGCTCGAACTAAGAAAGGTTTTATGAGCGGGAAATACATGCCAAGTCTTATAGTCAAGGTAGATGCTATGACAGCAGAACTATCTAGTGATGAAGGCAGGAATGGTGTTTTCAAGAAGTATCTTGAAGCAAATGAAGCAGGACAACCATGGATTATACCTGCTGAACTACTCGAAGTAGAGCAGGTTAGACCTTTGACACTTCAAGACCTGGCGATTCATGAATCGGTGGAAATAGATAAAAAGACAGTAGCTGGCATATTTGGTGTGCCGGCTTTTTTCTTGGGCGTAGGGAAGTACAACAAAGATGAATACAACAACTTCATCAACTCCACCATTTTGCCGCTTGCCAAAAGCATTGAGCAGGAACTGACCAGGAAGCTACTTTGGAGCCCGGACCTGTATTTCAAGTTCAACCCGCGCAGCTTGTATGCCTACGACATAAAAGAGCTTGCCGATGTGGGAGCCAATATGTATGTCCGCGGCATCATGACCGGCAATGAAGTGAGAGACTGGCTTGGTATGTCGCCGAGAGAGGGATTGTCAGAGTTGGTTATTCTTGAAAACTATATACCGCTTGGCATGATCGGCGACCAGAAGAAGCTTATCCAGGGGGGTGAGGATAATTGAAAGAAATTAGCATTTTTGACGAAACAAAATTAGTGTTTAAAGACGGTGAAACTTTGATATTAAAACCTTTAGAGGTATCTTCAATATGGGTGAATCCTGAAGAAATAAGAATCATCATTGTTAAAGGCCCCAAAAAGGAGAGGTTGTAACGATGGACAGGAAGATTAAGCAAACCCGAAGCCTGCAAACGGAGCTTACAACTAGGGCAGACGACAGCAATGAAATGTATATCGAGGGTTATTTTGCTGTGTTCAACCGGCAAACTGAACTTTGGCCGGGTGCTTACGAGGAGATAGCACCGGAGGCCTTTGACGAAACGCTGAGCAACGACATTCGGGCTTTAGTCAATCACGATACGACACTGGTCCTAGGCCGCAGCAAAGCGGGGACCCTAGAGTTGAAAACGGATAACTATGGGTTATGGGGAAGGGTTAAAATCAACCCCGCTGATACCGATGCCGTGAACATTTACGAAAGGGTAAAACGGGGTGACGTTGACCAGTGCTCCTTCGGCTTCAACATCACCTCCGAGGAGACAGACTGGCGGGATGATGGCACGGTAAAGTGGCGAATCACTGGGATTGATCTACACGAGGTATCGGTGGTTACATTCCCGGCCTATGAGGATACAGGGGTGCAAGCCCGTAAAGCAGAGGTGGAACAACACAGAAAACGCCGGCTAGAAGTGCGTAAAAAACAACTGAAAGAGAGGTTAAAAACATGCTTAGACAGTTAATGTTATCAAAACAGATTGAACAGCGTAAAAGCTCACTTAATGAGTTAGTGCAACAGGAAGATGCTTTCAAGGTGCGCTCCGAGGAGTTGGAAGCGGCCATCGAAGAAGCTCAGACGGATGAGGAAATTACAGCGGTCACCGAAGAAGTTGAGAAGCTGGAGGCTGAGCAGGCTGAGCTTAAGGAAAAGAAGTCCAAGCTTGAGGATGAGATTGCCGAACTAGAAGGTGAACTCGAAGAAATCAAGTCCAAAGAGCCACCTAACAATGTAAGGGGGAAAGAGAATATGAACAAGGGTCGTGAGCAAATGAAAGAACTCCGCTCTGCTATCAACGAGTATGTGCGGAGTAAAGGAAAGGTATTGAGAGAAGTCGAAGGCTTCAAAGTTATTGATGGGGGAGCACTCGTGCCAGAGGAGTTTTTATCTCCTGAGAAAGTGCCCGAGGATGTTGTTGACTTGACCCGGTATGTCAAGGTTGTAAAGGCAAACCGTGGTTCTGGGACCTATCCGATTATTTCTAAGTCTGGCAGCAAAATGAGCACCGTCGAAGAGTTAGAGGCAAACCCGGAACTCCAAAAACCGCAGGTTACGGATAAGCCCTACAAAATCGACACCTATCGTGGTTACATTCCTGTATCTCAAGAAGTCATTGAGGATGCGGACTATGATATCGTCGGCTTAATCGACGAAGAAATTACCGACCAGAAGCTGAACACTCGGAACTACGCTATTGCAGAACTGCTAAAGACTGCAACTGCTAAGACCGTGAAGAACTTGGATGAGTTTATCACCTTGCTCAATACCGGCTTCAAAACTGCGTATCAGGTCAAACTGTTCATGTCGCAGTCTTTCTTCAATGAGCTTGATCTAATGAAAGACAATCATGGTCGTTACCTGCTCCAAGACGACATCAAACTTCCAAGCGGCAAGAGGCTCAAAGGCAAAGAAGTCGTCGTGCTTGACGACGAGATGATCGGCTCGGTTAAGGGCGACATGGTGGCGTTCGTTGGCGATGCCAAAGCGTTCTGCAAGTTCTTCGACCGCAAACAGTTATCTGTTAAGTGGGTAGACCATAACATTTATGGTCAGCTACTTGCTGGCTTCCTGCGGTTTGACGTCATTGTGGGAGACGAGCAGGCCGGTTACTACGTCACCTACGCACCAGAGCCGGGGGAATAACCGGGCTATTAAGCGTGTCCGCACCGGAAATGCCTGACCTCGAAGCTATGACCAAGGCCGAGTTGGTCGAGTACGCAGATGGGTTGGGCATTCCCGGGCTTAATGCCCGTATGACAAAAGCGGACATAATTGCCGCCATCAGGGAGGCGATGGGATGGACGTAACACTAGCTACTAGTTTAGTTAAAGAGAGGTTAGGGATACGGACAAACGTCCGGGATACCTATTTAACCACCATTACAGAAAGTGTAATTAAAGAGCTTGAAGACGAGAAGGGGTTGGTACTGGATGGTGCCAACCCTTACCATTTAATGTTTGTGGTGGACTACGCCACTTGGCGGTACCAGTCCCGGGATAGCGACAAGGCCATGCCCCGGCACCTGCAATTTAGGCTGCACAATCTAATCATCCATACCGGGGGTGGTGGCCAGTGACCTATGACCACGAACTAACCCTAATTAGCCACACATGGGAGGAAAACGAGATTGGGGTGCAGATACCAGTTGAAACCAAAACAACGGTACTGTGTGGCCTAAAATCTATTTCCCGGGATGAATTTTACAGCGCTGCCGTAACCGGACTAAAACCAGCAATGGTATTTGTAATCCACGAGTATGAATACAATGGGGAACGAGAAGTGGAGTTTGAAGGCGCCCGGTATAAAGTGATAAGGACTTACCGGGGTGGTATGGCCCGGCAAGGGTCTAGGTTGGCCTTTGATGAAATGGAGTTGACTTGCGAAAGGGTGTCTACTGATGGCTAAATTACCGAGATATATGGAGCTGAAACCTGTACCTAACGGCCTCAAACCGTCACTTACCTACAAACTTACTATAAAACGGTGGGGCGTCCCTATTATCATTTACAAGTGTCTGAAAAAGTGTGAGCTTAAATGGTATATGTGGCTACTGTATCCTTATGTGTGTTTTAAGGTGTTAAGGGGTTATGGTGATGGCTAGCAATATTAAAATTGATAATCTTGCCGCAGAGATCACTCTGGCGGTGAAGGAATATACCGAAGATGTTAGTGCCGCTGTTGAAAAAGAACTTAGCACCACCTCGAACGCCGTGTTAAAGGAAGTCAAGGCCACCTCACCCGTAGAAACCGGGGAATACAAAAAAGGCTGGACTCGAAAAAAAGAAACAACTTTGGGCGGCGAGATTAAATATGTTATCCACAATAAAACCAAAGGGCCAATAGCACACCTATTGGAATTTGGCCATGCCAAGGTTGGTGGTGGCCGGGTGGAGGCGATCCCTCACATACGCCCGGCTTACGACAAACATGTTCCCGATATGGAGGAACGGATCAAGCGGATCATTAGGAATGGGGGTTAGGCCATGACACAAACAGAACTATACCAGGCATTAAAAGCACTCGGTATGCCGGTTGCCTATAGCGAGTTCAAGGTGGGCCCTGGGAACCCGGCACCAGAGCCCCCGTTTATTACTTACCATGTGGCGGATGCCAGCGCCTATGGTTCCGACGATAGAAACGAGATAAAGCGCACCGGGTACCTGATTGAGTTGTACACAATCCATAAAGACCCGGCAAGCCAGCAGTTAGTTGAATCCATGTTGGATGCTAAAGGTATCCCATACCAGGTTTATGAAACGCCCATCGAATCTGAAAACCTGTATCAAGCGGCCTACCATATCGAATTTACAACTAAAATTAGGAGGGGTTAAGTATGAGCGACACTCAAAAAATTGTATTAGGTAGCGGTAAATTATACATTATGGAATTTACCGGAGAAATGCCGGAAAATAACGTAATTGAGACTGAAGAAAACCGCCTCGGCCACATTAAAGGCGGGGCTAGTCTGGAATACACACCAACTTTCTACGAGGCTAAAGACGACCTGGGGCAAGTATCTAAAAAAGTGTTGACTGAGGAAGAAGCGGTTTTAAAATCTGGCATAATGACCTGGAACCTAAATAAACTAAAGACGCTATGCAGCACCGGCCGGGTTACCGAGGACGAGGGTATTAGGACATTAAAAATCGGCGGAGCTGGTAATTACGATGGTAGGAAATACGTTGTCCGTTTTTTACATGAGGATGCGGCAGATGGTGACTTACGAGTAACTGTTGTAGGTAGTAACGAGGCCGGCTTTACTATCGCATTTACTAAAGACGCAGAAACAGTCATTAACGCGGAATTTAAAGCACAACCAGCTGATAAAGATGGGACTTTGATCATCTTGGAAGAAGAGATAGAAGGGGTGTAGCCGGTGTTAGATTTTCAGAAACGGGAAAAGAAATACTTTGAGTTAAAACTACATGATGGGACACCACTTAGTTTGCCAACACCAACCCTGAAGCTGATGGGGAGGCTGGAAGCAACCAAGAATGTTGATGGTATGGATTTTCAGGAGGTGTCCACACTGGTTAGGGATGTACTAGACACAAACAGGCAAGGTGTTAAAATCACTGATGCCTGTATACAGAAATTTGATTTTGAAGATATGTTGGATCTATTGATAGGGTACGTGGAATTTACAAGGGGTGTGCTGGCTGACCCAAACTTAAAATCCCTCATTACCCAAGCCAAGGTGATGAGGGAGTAAAATATGTTATCCACTCACTCGACTCTAAAATAGTGAGTGATTACGCCCGGATTAGTTTTCTTGACTTAGAGGATATAAGAGTGGACGACTTCCGGGCCTTGCTCCGGGATGCGTTTATTTACCGGCTAGAGCAAAGCGAAAGCGGTCGGGAGTATCTTGAAAAATGCTGGATATTGGAACAGACAACACCGGATCGGAAAAGATTGAGAGAAAAATTTGGTCAAAAATAAAAGAAGGGGTCGCTATACCCCTTCTTTATGCTTCGTTTTGTGTGGAAATTTCCATGCTTTTTTACAGTCTTGGCACTGCAGCATGTTTTTCAGAAATGGTGAGGCAAACATAAACCCTATACCAAGTAAAATGCCGGCAACGCCTACTGGCGGGACAAGTAATATTAGCCAAATACTAACACCTAACAACGCGAAACCTAGTAAAAAAAAGAAACAACCGCCTTGGGCATTAACCTTTTTCGAACCACACCTGGGGCACGGCTCCCACATTTCCACTTTTTTAGACATTATCCAACTCCTTCCTTTTGCTTACTTTACAATAGTATAACATAAAAGGCGGTGCAATAAATGCTGAAATTAAAATGCGATAAAGGTTGTAAAGAAGAATTTACATTAATAGAACCGGGCACCGATATTGTTTACGACGACATATTAAAAACTTATTTTTGTTGCCCACATTGCGGCCAAGAGTATGTTTCGCACTACACTAATACTGGTATCCGGGAACTGCAGGACACGGTGAGGGTGTTACAGGAAGGTCCAAAAAGAAATAAACGCAAAACAAAGCGTATGATACAAGACTTACAGGCGAGAATCAAGGTGGGCATGGACAGATTGAGAGAGGAAATATAAAACGCATCCTAAGCGGGTGCGTTTTTGTTGTATAAAGGCAGGTG